ACCGTGTAAAACTATTCCTCGTTAAGAAGTTTTCCAGTTTCTCGTTTAATTTTCTTCCTTAAAATCCTGTTAAACAATTTCTTAGCCCTACTGTTACTCTGATGGCCTACTACATGGTCTTCCCACCCGACATTACTAACCCCGTACTTATAGAAAAGTTTGCCGGGTTTGTTTTTCGGTTTCTCATTGTCCTGGTAATCCTTTCTTTCCTTGGCCGTAACGCAATCACTGGGAACCCTCAATGCAATCTTGTTATGCTTTGTTTTTCCCATATATCATTCCCCATTAAGTTCTTTAATCAACGCATCAGCTAATCTAACTGATTGTTTTGCAACTACTTCCGGGGTGGCTTCAAGTACCATTCCAAGTTTCCCACTTTCCAGTACTCCTTGCATCGCACTAATCGCTGCATCAACTCTAACTTGTTCCCAATCAATCATTTTTTAGTCTCTCCAATGATTTCTTATAATATTCTTCGTCCAGTTCGCACCCTATAAAATTCCTGTTTAGATGCTTGCAGGCTACGGCTGTCGTTGCTGAGCCGGCGAAACAATCCAGAACGGTGTCTCCCTCGTTCGTGTGCTTCCTGATAAGGTCTTCAAAAAGTGCCAGCGGCTTCTGTGTAGGGTGAAACCTCCCCTTATCGCGACATATGGGGTATTCGTATATTCCATTGTCGTATTCGCTGTGGAACGTGGGCTTGCCTCCTTTGACACCGACTATGGCAATCTCCCTGGAATTTGTGAGATAATTGACCTTGCTGTTGATGGGTACCGGGTTGGTCTTCACCCACTCTATGAACCTTATCTGCTTAAAACCGGCTCTTTCAAAGTACTCCCTGAGGGTGGTTATCTTCCAGAGGTCATAGAAACAGATAAGTGTGCCACCCTTCTTGAGAACACGGTAACACTCCTGGATAACCTTGTCAAGTCCGGTGAAACCTTGGTCCCAATCACCGAAATCCATGGACACCCTAAATCTATCTGTATCCTTGCCGGTTTCTTCTCCGGACCTGAAATTCGTATCCCTTGAAACCTCATACGGCGGGTCAGTAAGCACCGATTCCACACTGTTGTCTTCAAGGGACTGCAGGAAGGAAAAACAACTCTCGTTTCTTAAATCAATCATAAAATAAAATGTCTGTACCGTTAAGATACAGACATTTTTCCATAAAACCAAATTCGTTTAGTACAAATCCTCGGAGTACATCATATTATACCGCCCGCACATTTTCCCGCTTCTGTGTTGTGGCTCGCCTTCCATGAGCTCCTTATCGCTAATCGCGTCTTCCTCAATCCTTTCCTCGCTTCTAAATGCCCGCTTTTCGTTAACCTGCCCGGCCTCATATGCAAGTTTCATTCCCTGCCACCTGTCGACGAACCTGCCTTCACTTGTAAGGAAACCATCAACATAGTCATAATATTCCAACGTGTCCTCGTACTTTGCTATCATCGGGGTCTCATGCTTCCTTTCAGCCAGTTTCTTGGCGTTCCATAATGGGTTCGTCGACCTGACGTTGATGCAGTTCCCATGCCGATATTGCCCGATGACGACGCCGGTATCGATATTCTGTGCGATGAAGCCCCTTGGAGCCTCGGTGCCGTCCTTATACCAAATTGCCGCGCATAAAATATATTCCCGCTCTACTTCCTCGAGCGTATCCGGGTCAATCTCAATTATTTCCGGTTCAGTCGACATCCACCAGTCAGCGAACTTTTGCCTTATAAGGTAGTGCTTAAGGTGTTCCTTGTCAAACTGGTCCGCCTCCTCCTTGTTTTTAAACATGCAGGGAACAACGTCGTAGCAACTGAAATAAACCCCGCGATACGCCTTTTTAACATATCCGGGTACCTCGCTCTCCTTGTCCGTGCCGTATTTCTCCTTCCAACCGACGGGAAGCGCGTTATATTTTCTTTGTCTGAACATAATTAAAAAGGTCTTAAGCCGGACTCGATATAATCCCAATCGGTTCCGTCATTATCGTATTCGTGGTCAAACACATCAAACGCCTCACGAGAATAATCCAGCAATCTTTGTGCTGTAACGCTGTACCTGGGTTTGTTTCCGCGTTCCTTTGCCTGTGCGAGATGGGTTGATAGATATTTTGATACCTCGGCGAAATTATCGATATCCCCCATGAACTTTTCGTCGCACTGTTCGTTACAGAACGCGATGGCCCTCTTTTGTTTGTCAGTAGTCATAACTTGTTGATTTAATGTTATTTATAGCTGTCCCATTTCAGTGGGCCTCCTCCAGTCGTCGGCGTGGTCATACTCATACTGCCACCCATAGTCGCTAACCCTCTTTTCCAGTTCCTTAATTCTCTTTTCGTGGTCGGGCATCTCTTCCAAGTCCCAGAAACACTTGGCATAAGTCATTGGTTGAGAGCTGGTTATCTGCCAACAGTTCCCGCCAACCTCACGGATGTTCTCGTCAGGTGCAACGATGTAAATCTTTGGGTTCTCCTTACAAACTAATCTTTTCATATCTTCTATATCCTAGGCCGTTTATTTTTGTAACTGAAACATTATATTGCAAAAACCGTGCCAAACTAATAATCAACTGATGCATTAAACCAGTTTCCGCAATCATCGCAGCGTACGAAATATTCCATTGTGCCGTCCATCGTTGTCCCAGAAACGTCCTCCGGATATACAAGCACAGTTTCGCCACACTTCGGGCATGTACAATACATTACGCCGCGGTCACCTTTATACAAAAAAGCATCAGAACTCATAATTCTTATTATTTTTAACGTTCAATGAAAAGATACAAAAAAGATTGGGGACTTCAAAAGGAATAAATGAACTATTTATACAAAAATAAGACTTTAAAGCAATCTATATATGGCAGTAGCACTAACTAATGAAATGAAGATACTGTTTCGTAAGGTCAAGTCTGAGCTTGGTGCGCCGGTTCGTTCAGTTGAATTGACAGATGACACACTCTGCGACTTGTTTGAAAACTGTGTCGATGACTATGCTGAAAGGGTACAGAACTGGCTTACAGAAGTACAGTGGGCTACATTATACGGAAAGAATGTAACGAATCTCGATATGACGTATGCACTGTCTCTCAGGACTCTGGATATGTCAAAGGACTTTTCAAACTGGTTCTCAAAAGAGGTTGGCTTGCAACAAGAGGGCCCCTGGGAACTTAAGAAGGACTTCATTACCATTGAAAAAGGCAAGCAGGTCTATATGGTTCCTTCCGGGAGAACGATAAACAAAGTTATGTATGTATCCCCTCCCCCTACCTATGCAGCATTGTTCGCTAATTATGGCGGTCTCGATTTCGGTGTCGGTGGCGGCCTCGGTCAGCTTGGCGTAGGTGCGTATGGTGGCATGTATGGCCCTATGGGTGGCTTTTATACCGCTCCGGCCGCTGACGTTGCATACCTGGCGACAGACCTTCAGTATAAGAAGAGACTATTACACAGCGATTTAGTATATAAGGTTACCGCAGGCCCCGAAGGAACGCATCTCATACACCTCATTTCGACCCCGGGAAGCAGACTTAATTTCGGCTATGCAGGCCCACACGGAAATGACCTCGGGCTTATCGGCTGTACTGTCTGGTATACATATTACGACACCAGTAACGGCGGAGAAGAGGAATGTCTCAAGGCCAATGCCGGGAATGTAATCATTACCCCGGAACAGGTACCTCTTTCAAGCATGGATTATTCAATGTTCAACGGCCCGACCAAGACCACAATCCGTCAGCTCCTCGTAGCAAAGGCAAAGAACACCCTGGGACTCATTCGTGGTAAATACAGCGGTAAGGTTTCAATTCCGCAAGCAGAAATGCAGATGGATTACCAGATACTTATCCAGCAGGCCGAGAAGGAAAAGGACGCCGCAATGAAAGCCCTTGACGAAAGACTCCAGAGAATGCGCCCGTCAGCTTACCTCGAGGAACAGGCAAAAATAACCGAGAGCATGATGAAGATACAGCAGAATGTTCCCCTTGGCATATATGTGATTTAAATATGACGAGGGCAGAGTTTATTGACGCCGTAGAGACGCTTTATGGCGACAAGTATGATTGTTCTGGCGTTACGGAGCATAATTTGACGTATGAGACAACTTTTCCGGTAAGATGCCAGAAACACGGGACATTCTATACAACCCCATATCAGTTATTGCATGGTTTGATTGGGGGCTGTTTTGAGTGTTATAAGGAAGAAGCCTGGGGCGGGGAAAAGAAAAGGGAGCTTTAACAGCTTCCTTTTATTTATTTGTTCCTTAAACTATTTATACTATAAGGTTTCCTTTATCGTAGGAAAACGCTATATTTTAATGGAATAATATATTAGACAGAAACAATATGCCAAATAACGGAAAGACTATTTTTCAGAACCTTTCAAGCATAATGGGTATCTCTAAACCGGAAGCCGTGGGTAACAACGATTTCTTATCCAAGACACTCCCGGGTAATGAAATACTTTTCGCCACAAACGACAAGGCTGAATATGAAAGGAAGCTGAATCAGTACAAACAGGAAAAATATCTTGCTTATCAGTGGCAGAGGGCGGCAATTGAAAACAATATGGAAAGCCTCGCGAGCTATACCGCCGTCAAGCTTATGTATCGCGATTGTGACCTTATGGACGGGGTGCCAGAAATCGGTACCGCCCTGGACATTATTGCGGACGAGGTATGCAATCTTTCAAGCGACAACCAAATCCTTAAGGTCTCGTCAAAGTCAAAAAGGATAAAGAGTATCCTGGAAGACCTTTTCTATAACAGACTTCAAGTGGCGACAGCACTCCGTATGATTACCCGTGGAATGGTAAAATACGGTAATCACTATATGCTTCTTAACGTAACCAAAAACGGTATCATGGGGTGGAGACAGCTTTCCGTTTATGAAACTGACCGTTATGAAGGGGGTCTCAGCGGATATTACGGCGGTGGCCAGCTTGTCAGTGCCGGAGAAGACCTTAAACCGGACGAGGTGAGATTCGTACATGCAGGAATGAATCAGGCTACGTCTTACAGTGAGTGGCAGGTGGCCCATTTCCGTCTCCTTAACGACTCTTTCTTCCTCCCGTACGGTGTATCGCTACTTCATAAGGCAAGGCGTGCGTGGAGAATGTGGTCAATGATGGAAGACGCAATGCTTATCTATCGTTTGGACAAGAGTATTGAAAGGCGCGTGTTTAAAATCTATGTCGGCGGAATCAACGATAAGGACGTTCCGGCATTCGTCAATGAAATCGCCAACAACTTCAAGAGAACACCAATCATCGACCCTATGACAGGACAGGTCGACCTTAGGAAAAACTTCCTTGATGTCTCCAGCGATTACTTCATTCCTGTACGCGACCCTTCCGCACCTACCCCTATCGAAACATTGCAGGCGGCTCACAACGACACTTCAATGGACGATATAAACTACATGCAGAACAAGATATTTGCTGCAATCCGCGTTCCGAAACAGTTCATTAATTTCCAGGACGCGCAAGGTAAGGGACAGAACTTATCACTTGCAGATATACGTTTTGCCCGTATGATTATGGGTATCCAGCAGTTTGTGCTCGCTGAACTTAATAAGGTGGCAATGGTTCATCTGTATCTTCTTGGCTTTAAGGAGGAGCTTACAAACTTCTCACTTTCAATGAATATTCCTACGGCACAGATTGAGTCGCTTGAACTTGATGCACTTGGGAAGAGAATACAAACCGCTTCTCAAGCACTTGCCGACCCTGGAATCGGTATGCCTATGGTTTCCCTACATTGGGTACAGACTAACATATTGAAACTCAGCGATAACGAAATCAAGGACATTCTCGGTGAAATACGTCTTGAAAAGGCTATGGCGGCCGAATTGCAGATGACTCCTATGATAATCAAGAAGACCGGCCTATTCGATGCTGTGGATAGGATTTATGGCGACTATGAGGCAATGAACAATCCTCAACAAATGCAACCCCAGCAAGACCAGGGCATGGGCGGTTTTGGGGGCGGTGGTGGCCTTGGCGGAGCATTAGGCGGAGGTGCCCTTGGTGGTGGCCTTGGCGGTGATACAGACCTTGACGGAACGCCTGACGCTATGGAAGGAAGCACTGCGACCGGTTCAACCGATATGGCATCAGCACCAGCAGCATCGTCCGGACAGCCACTCCAGGAAAAAAGGAAGATGGTTAAGTCCGTAATCGACCGATACCTTGATATGCTGACCGAAAAACAGAAAGAAAAAGAGGACGAATCCGGTGATGAAGCCTACGGAATAATCGAGGAAAGTGAAAAGGAAGGGGAAAAATTAAATTCACTTCTCGAAAAGGTAGAAAATCTTATCGGTGACCGTGATGAGGTACTTAAGGAACTCGAAGACAGAGATGAAGAAGAAAACGATGAAAACCTTTCCGGCGATACAGTTTCCGATGAAGATTTGTTAGATGACGAAGAATAACGGCCTTGACCGACTATTTATCAGTAAAAATAGAGAAATGAAAAGTATTAAAGAAAAAATCAATGATATGAAGTCCATAGAAGAGCTTGACGCTTTTCAGAATGAACTTAACGAAAAGTTTGAAACCAGGCGCAGGGTCCTTAATCTTATATCAGAGGCAAGGGAACTCGGCGGAAAAACTTTCGGGTACCTTAAGGAGAGCTTTGAAAACCTCTCACCGAAACTTTTCAAAACCGCCGAAGGAAAGGCTGTCATGAGCAAGTATGCGTCTGTCATAAAGGAGAATAAATCCCTTTCCGCCCTCCATAAACTCTATGAGAATATCCGTAAGGCTCATTCAGGAATAGATTTTGATTACTTTGTCGGCACGCTTTGTGAAACAAACTGGAATGTGAAGGAAAAGGAACTCAATGAAGGTATGAAAAAACTTGCCGGAATCGTTGCTGAAGGCTATATCGTTGTTGGTGAAGGTGCCGGAAAATATCTTGGTACTGAGAATGACAGGCTTGACGGTGCGATTGAATTTATTGCCGAAAATAAAGTCGGCCAGAAGAACATTGTAAAGTATAGTGAGGCCGTTAAGGTTATCCGCGAGGCCGTTGAAAAGAACGGAAACATCGCCGACAGCTTCAAAAAGGAAACAGACCTCGACAAGACCATTGAAGACCTTGTTTCAAAGTACAGCAAGGAAGAATACACCGACGAGGAAGAAAAGGACATGCTCGCCAATCAGATTGCAAGGAGCGGCGACGAGGAAACTGTATTCATTAAGAAAAAGACCGAGTGTGTTGATTCCCTTGACGAGGCCATTAAGAAATATAGTGACGGGCAGCATGAAGAAGAACTTGCCGCTTTAAAGAAGATTCACGAGCAGGTATCCGCAAAGTCTTATAACCCTGAAACAATTGGGCCGGACATTTGCAACTTCGTGGAAATGAGTAAATTATTTGACTAAAAGATGAAAGTAATTCTTACAGAGGGACAGCTGAATCAGATTATCCAGGAAGAAGTAATTTTAGAGGGGTTTTTATCTTCTCTTCTTAAACTGAATAACATGGATAGCATCGTAAAAAAGATAGCTATTGCTCTAATATATGGGGCAATATCTTTCGGTGCCGTGCCAAAAATTCTGGATAAGGTCGAGCAGAATGCCCCAAGTGTCGCGGGAAGTGAAGCAATGACCAGGGACGAGGCTATTAAAAAAATTAAGATGCTGTACCAGAATGTAAAAAATAAAGAGGCACAAGTGACCGGTCGAATGAAAAGCAGCGCGACCGACGCCAACTTCGTTAAAAAGGCGGAGGCACTTAAGAGCTATATGGAGATGGCGGCCAAAAACCAAAATTACGACCCGGAGACGATACAAATAAGTCCAGAGGCAATGATTGAGGCATGTAACCAGACTGGGTTTGACCTGCCTCTCTTGATAGCACAGGCACACCTTGAGAGTTGTTTCGGGCTAACTCCTAGGGCGAAAAGGACAAATAGTGTCTTTTCGGTTGGCTCGTACGACAATGGGAAAAACGCCGCAACATATGCAACACAAAATGATTGTATATTACCATACATAAAGCTTATACAGGGCAAGTACCTTAATGGTAAGACAGTAGATGACATTCTTAAACCCGGAGCCTTCGTAAATGGATTGAACAAACGGTATGCTTCTGACAAGTCCTACGAGAAAAAGGTTAGAAACATAAGAAATAATATAATATCAAAATATCCGATTCTGGCATCATAAAAAAATAACCCAGGCCACAAAGGTCTGGGTTTTGTGTTATCTTACGTAAATGAGCAGGTCTTCTGTAACCGGGACCCTCAATTTTCCGGCCGATGGATAATCAACTCCGTCTTCAACCACATCACCTTTGAAAACGATATCAAACCACCCCTCGTAAATACCAGGCTTGGCCGTGTCTCTTGGTTGCCAGTCATATTCCACAACATACTTGTCTTCACACCCTTCTGTGTCGGCATTTTTAATGACCGCTTTCGCCTTTGAGACCTTTAAAATCCCGGTCTCAATATCCTTCATTGAAAAGACAACATCTGAGTCTTGCAGGGCATTATTTA